AAACACGGGGTTTTAAGGGAAAAATAGCACTTTTGTCACTTTTGATGTGACGGAAATTGGCACATGACGAAAAACATTGACAAATTTTGGTAGGTGCTGGATAATTTGCCTATGGCAAAACAGGCCCGAAATGCGATATTTGTAGCATGAAAGTGCTTGAATACTTGCAGCAAAAATACAAAGGTGATTCGCCCACTGTATTGACGAACGCCGAAGCAAAGATATTCGGCATCCCAATTCCATTACAAAAAGGCTGGCTGGCGCAATACGGCGGGACTGAGATTTCGTCGCCAATGGCTGATGCTCTGAAAGCCGAAGCTATCTCCAGATACCAGCGAGGGCGCAGATTCTCGCAACAAGCGCTAGATGCAATTGGCGTGAGTGCGCTCGAATACGCAGCAATCCCTATTAAGCAAAGAACTGAAAAGCAAATACGCCGCGCAGCCAAGAAAGCCGCGCAAGCTGCTGAGCGCATGAAGCCACTAGCTAGGCCAGCCGCAGAAGTAGACCCAATGGCGCGCGATTTCCTGTCCAGCTATGAATGGCGGGCAGTAAGAATGCAGGCATTGCGTAAGTATGGCGCAAGGTGCCAATGCTGTGGGGCAAGCCCTGAAACTGGCGCAGTTATGAACGTTGACCATATCAAGCCACGCAAAATCTTCCCTGAATTAGCCCTAGATGTAAACAATCTGCAAGTGCTTTGCCACGAATGCAACCACGGCAAGGGCAATTGGGATATGACAGACTGGCGGAAAACAGCGAGAATTTAAGCGGAGACGGGCCGCAATTGACTATTGACGCTAAGTTATCCACAGTGGCACAATAGCCAAATGTCGCCCAAACCAATACAGACTGACAAGCTAAAAGCTATCGGCATAGATGCCATATGCGCAAGGATAGCGAGAGCAGAGTTTTGCAGCACAATCGCTAAAGACATCGGCGTGAGTGACGCTACATTGTCGCTGTGGCTTAATTCTGACGACAATATTAAAATGTACGTGCGTGCGCGCGAAGCCCAGGCCGACAAGTTTGCAGAGGACATCATCCAGATAGCTGACGATGGCGCTAATGACAGCTATAAGGATGACGAGGGGAAAAGCATTACAAATCAAGATGTTATCGCCCGTTCACGCTTGCGGGTTGACGCTCGGAAATGGCTAGCTTCAAAGATGGCCCCTAAAAAGTACGGTGAAAAGCTGGAAATTGCAGGCGACCCGGCAAACCCGCTCAAAGTGCTAGCGGCAACAATGTCAGATGCTGACCTGGCCCGGATAGCATCAGGACAGCAGTGACACCACAGCAAGCCGCTGCAACCTTGTTAGACCGACGCGAATGCAGGCGCAGTCTGAGCCACTTTGCCAGCCGTGTCCCGGTGCCTGGCTCGCCCATTGATGATGCGGACGAAGCTGCCAGAATCCCGCTAATCGAGTCAAAACAGGCCGCGCACCATAAGCTGATTCTTGATGCGATGCAGGCTTGCATGGAGACTGCACACGGGCGACTGATGATTATGGCCCCGCCTGGCAGTGCTAAAAGCACATACGCAAGCGTAGTTGCCCCGACATGGTACTTAGGCACACAACCTAACAGGCGCGTGATTCTGGCAAGCTATGGCGATGACCTGGCTCGCAGGCATGGCCGCAGGACTAGGCAGCTGGTCAAAGCGCCGGAAACCATCGGCATCCTACAAAGCACACTATTAGAGGATAGCCGCGCCGCTGATGAATTCGGGCTAACCAATGGCTCGGAATACATCGCCTGCGGCATTCTGGGTGGCGTGACTGGCTCACGCGCTCACGTTCTAATCATTGATGATCCGGTAAAAGGCCGGGAACAGGCTGATTCGCAGGTGGTGCGCGATAGGACAATGCAGGCATATGAGGATGACCTGCTAACCCGGCTAATCCCTGGCGGCTCCGTGATTGTGATTAATACAAGATGGCACCAAGACGATATATGTGGGCGCATCCTGCCTGCTGACTGGTCTGGACAATCCGGCTTAATTCCATGCCGCGACGGTAATACATGGAACGTGCTATGCCTGCAGGCTGAGTGTCAGACCAACAGCGACCCGATGAAACGCGAGATTGGGCAGATGCTTTGGCCCGAGTGGTTTGACGATAGGCACTGGGCGCAATTCAGGCTAAACCGTCGCACCTGGGCGAGCTTGTACCAACAAAGGCCAGCACCTGATGACGGTATCCTGTTTAGGCGTGCCGATATGGCGACCTATGACGCGCTTCCCGAGGATTTGACCATCATTGGGGCAAGTGACTATGCGGTAACGCCGGACGGTGGCGACTGGACTGAGCATGGCATTATGGGCATTGACCGGGACGGCACTGAATACCTGATTGACTGGTGGCGTGGGCAAACTGGGCCGGAAACGTGGATTGAAAAGCAGATAGACATGATTGCTAAACACCGGCCATTGGCGTGGTTTGGTGAGACTGGGCCGATTCGCAGGGCAACCGAGGGCAGGCTAAGGCAACGCATGATTGACCGTAACTCGATGGTCAGGCTGGAATGGCTCCCGGCTATCGGCGGTAAGGACTCGGATGCGCGGGCAGGCTCAATCATCGCGGTTGCAGGCATGGGCAGGCTGATGTGGCCGCGTGCTGCATGGGTGGGTGAACTGCAGAGGCAATGCCTTGTTTTCCCGGCTGGCTCGCCTGATGACGGCGTGGATACCCTCGCTTTGCTTGGCCGTGGCGCTGACACAATCGGACGGAAAAAGGTCAAGAAAGAGGTGCGCGAAGTGCAATATCAATCCCACGGACAAAGCTGGATGACATGAGACGCGGCAAATATAAACACGGCGCAGCGAGTTGCAAGCTGGCCTATTCCCAGGCGCTACCGGCTCACATCCGGGGCAATGTGCTGGAGATTCTGAGCCTTGAGACGCCGCCAGAAAGCAGGGGTAAAGGCCACGCAAAAGGCTTAATTGCTGATATTTGTTTACAGGCCGATGCAAATAGGATTACACTATTGGCCATGCCCAAGCCATTTGGGGAATTGGGACTAACCCTTACCGGGTTGGTTTCTTTCTACAAAAAGGCTGGTTTTTTTTGCATTCAGGATAGTCCTAGCCTATTGATGGCCCGCCCACCATTGAGGAAATAAATGGCAAAGCCGGAAGATATCGTTACTGAAGCAAAGAAACGCTTTGAGCGGGCAAAAAGCTATTACAGCCCGCTTCGCGTATTGGCCGAAGATGATACCCGCTTCGCAATGGGCGATAGTGACAACGGCTGGCAGTGGCCACAGGATATCTCCACAGACCGGAATATCGGCAAGCGTGTGTGCCTGACCATCAACACCACAGCACAGCACTGCAATCAGGTTATCAACGATATTCGCAGGAATAGGCCAAGCTGCAAGGTTTCCCCGGTTGACGATGGCGCCGATAAGAAAACGGCTAACCTGCTGGCTGGCCTGATTCGCAACATCCAGGCATCAAGCAATGCAGACGACGCGCATGATGTGGCCGCAGAGCATGCCATCTATGGTGGAGAGGGCTATTGGCGCATCATCACTGAATACGAGACAGAAACGAGCTTCGACCAGGCTATCTCTATCAAGCCCATTGTGAACCCGAACCGGGTTTATATCGACCCTGACGCCAAAGAACTGGACAAGTCAGACGCCGAATGGGGCTTTGTTTTCGAGAATCAGTCAAAAGAATCGTTCAAGCGCGAATATCCCGACATTGACCCGTCATCGTGGATTGATGATAAACAGGGCTGGATCGATGACGAAACCTTCGTCCGGGCTGAGTATTTCTACTGCGAGTATGAAAAGGACACGCTAGTATTGCAGGCTGACGGCTCGACTGTGCTGAAAAGCGAAGTGCCTGACGCCGTTGGAAAAGAGCGTAAGACTACCCGCAAAGTGTGGCATCAATGCATTATTGTGGGCGGGCATCCTGAGCCACTGGACGAGACAATCTGGGTTGGAAAGTATCTGCCTATCATCGCGGCAGTCGGCAAAGAGGTGAACGTTAACGGGTTGATTGTGC